TTATTTTATAATCTGAGAGGGGAGGAGGGTTATATATTATTATATAATTAATTATTAAATGTGGTTATTTAAAAATACTGAGGTAAATAATATTTCAGATATTCCAGAAGGAGTAGTAGGTTTTGTGTATTTAATAAGTAATGAAAAAACTGGTGAATGGTATGTAGGAAAGAAGTCTCTATACTCAACCAGATCATTACCTCCCCTTAAAGGTTATAAAAGAAAGAGAAAGGTAACTAAACAAAGCAATTGGTTAACATATCAATCATCATCTCAGACGGTGAAAGAATGGTTCTCTCCTAAGAAATATATTCTCAAGTATTGTTACAGTCAAAAGGAAATGACCTATCAGGAGATAAAAGCTTTAATGTGTTCAGATGCATTAGAAGATTCTAAATGTCTTAACGAAAATATCTCAGGTAAGTTTTTTAAGGGTGAGTTCTCTCTTACAAAATAGTGAGTTTTAGAAAAGTAAGACTATTGACTATTTATTTGTAAGTAAAAAAACTTTTTATTAACCAAACAAACTTTAAGCATGAACAAATCTGATCTTAAAGAGCTGGTTAAAAAATACTTCAACTTGACAGAAAACAACGTAGAAAATACTCAAGTTTTTGCTGAAGCTACTCTAGCTGACGGAACTAAAGTCACCAACAAACAAGAAGGTGAATTAGCTGTTGGCCAAGAGCTTTATGTAATTACAGCAGAAGGTGAAGAGGTACTAGCTCCAGCAGGAGAACACACCACTGAATCTGGAATCGTTGTCACTGTTGACGAAGCAGGTATTATAACCGGTATCCACCACCCAGATGCAGAAGGAGAAGGTTCTCTAGAAGCTTCTGAAGAAGAGATGGCTGCAGAAGAGATGGAAGAAGAAATCGTAGAAGCGGTATCTTCAGAAGATCTACTTGAAGCTATTTCAGAGCTAGTAATGCCAGAAATCGAAGCAATGAAAGCAGAAATGTCTTCTTGCATGGAAAGACTAGCAAAAGCCGAAGAGATGATGGCCAAGTACGAAGAGAAAATGTCAGCTACACCAGCTGCAGAATCTAAGACTACTGCAAAATTCTCAAAACAATCAATTAGAAACAGCGAAGGTCCTAAGTATAACAAACGTAGATACGAAGCGACTCTAGCTCAATTAACCAAACGCTAAAATTAATTAATCATGGCAATTAACGTATCTGCATTAGCAGACTTTAACAATGAATTGGCTGGTAGAATTGTTCTAGATACAGTATTTACCGGTACAACCGCAGAATATGCTACGATTCAAGAAGGTATCAAATACCAAGAGCCTTTAAACCTTGCAGTGGTAACTCCACAATTCCAAGGTGGTAACGCAGTATCTACTCCTTCAGGATCAGCTGTATTCTCACAAAGAAACATCACAGTTACTAAGCGTACTGCTTATGACTTATGGAACCTACAACTTCTTACCGACAAGTATCTTGGTAAAATGGCCCTTCCAGAAGGATCATACGAAGAGACTTTCGCTATCATGGAAGAACTTACTGGTGACCTAGTAAGAAAAGCTCGTCAAGCTAACGATTACTTCATCTGGAGATCTGTATCTGGTTCAGCTACTTCAGCTACCGATACTGCTATCGCAGAAGCTGACGGATTTGTAGCTCTTATTTCAGGATCTACTTCAGGTGTTAACACTCCTTCAGGTGTTGGTGCTAACGTAATCACTGGTTCAACTGCTTACGATCAGTTAGTAGATATGATCTCTGCTGAGGATAGCAACGTAATCAACGCTGACGACCTTACTTTCTTCATGGGACCTCAAGTATTTACCCGTGTAGTATCTGGTCTTACTAAGCAAAACTTATTCCACTTCGACCCTACAACTGTAGAGCGTAGAAATGGTATCTACGAAGTTCCACTACCTGGCTTCCCTAACGTGAAAATCGTTGGGACATGGGGTCTTAACGGTAGCGAGCGTGTAGTTCTTGGACCATCATCAGACATGGTAATCGGTACAGATCTACAATCAGACGTAGAAAACTTCCAAACCTGGTACGATATTAACAGCGATGCAATCAAGTATCGTCTACGTACTAAATTGGGCTGCCAAATTGGGCACGTTCAATATTGGGTATCTAACGACCAAGCATAAGAAGACTAATAACGGGCGGTTTCGGCCGCCCATTTTTTAACCAAACAAAACAACATTAATATGGCTTGTGATATTACATCAGGATTTACCTTAGGATGTAGAGACAACTCAGGAGGGATTAAAAACATTTATATCCTTTCAGGTTCAATCTCTGCTATCGGTGAGGTATCCGACGGTCTTATCGGTGGTATTACTGGTTCGGGAGTATTTTATAAATTCGAACTTACTAAAAACACAGGTGACCTTACAGAAGCTCCGACTCCTTCTTTAGAGAATGGAACGGTATTCTACGAACAAACCCTTAACGTTGCTTTCCACAAACTACAGTCTTCTATCAGAAATCAGGTAAAAGTATTGGCTCAAAACCCAGATCTTAAGATCATCGTTGAAACCAACAACGGTATTGAGTCACCTTACACCGGTCGTTACTTCCTAGTAGGAAGATTTAGAGGAGCTACACTGTCAGCTGGATCAGCAACTACAGGTACAGCCTTTGGAGATGCAAACCAATATGCCTTGACTTTCCAAGGATTGGAACCAGAACCAATGGATGAAATTCAATCTACAGACGGTACAGTTGACTTCTTGTCAGGTATCACAGTAGGATAATTAATTAGACAATAGAGGAACGGGGATAGGTTATTAATGAGATCTATCCCTTTTTCTCAATTATAAAACATATGCAGAGTCTACAATACGCCACATCAGGAACACAGACCATCGCAGTATGGCCAGACAGTGATCCTTCTTTTAGTCTTCTTTCATCAGCATCTTATGATATGGTGCTAGTAAATGATTTAGGACAACAAATAACTACAGTAGACCTGACTTTACAAAATACACCAACTAGCGTAACACCTAGATTGGTTTTTTCTTTAAACCGCTCTGAGTTACCCTCTTATACAGGGAATTACACTATAACAATTAGAGAGGCGGTAGGTTTATATGACCTCATATGGGGCACTACGGATCAAACATGGAGTGAGATACAAGCAAAGTGGAGTGATTCGAAATACGGTGGACTACCAACAACTTTAGACACAGACAGAGCTTGGGTATCTGGTTCAGATGTTCCTAGCTTTACACAATATACTTCACCAGACGAAACTGGTGCTTATAATATTTATCACGGATAATGGAAGCAAACAAATTTCACTTCGCTAAATTAGAGAGATTTAACTCACCTCGACTTTCATACAAAGAAAGAATGGAAGGTAAGTATGTTAAAAGCGGAGACGACAATCAGTTCCCTAAACATCTGATTGAGTTATATAACCTTTCCTCTATACATGCTGCAGCAGTAAATGCCACAGTAGAAGCTATTGTAGGAGGAGGACTTACAGCTGATCCAGAACATGCTTTAGATAGAGCTAATTCACACGGAGAGACGTGGAATGACATTTTTAGTAAAGTATCATACGACTACTACATTCACGGTAGCTATGCTATTGAAGTAATTTGGTCTATGGACCGTTCACGTATTGCAGAAGTTTATCATATTGACTTTTCAAAAATACGTGCAAGAGAAAAGACTCACAGAGGATTAATTCCTGGATATTACATTTCTGATGATTGGAAAAGATATGCCGGTGTTAAAATGGAAGATATTGAATATCTACCAATCTTTAATCCGGAAAACAAATTAGATGAACCAAATCAGATTTACGTTTATAGAACGTATCGTCCAGGTCAAGAGTATTATCCTCTACCTTCTTACAATGCAGCTCTACAAGTAATTGCTTTAGATACAGAAATAGATACGTTCCATCTTAATAACATACGTAATGGACTTGCACCTTCTTTGGCGATTACTACTTTTACTAATGGTAGTTCAGATGACATTAAAGCTATTGAACAAGGATTAAGAGCAAATTATGCCGGAGCAGAGAATGCAGGTAGTATGATGTATATGGACGTAGCTGATCCATCTCTTAAACCAGACATTACTCCTATTCCATCTAATCAAACAGATACATACTACACCACAATAAATGACCTAACGGTTCAAAAAATACTTACAGCACACCGTATTACCTCACCAATGATGCTAGGAATTAAGACAGAAGGACAGCTTGGAGGTAGAGATGAAGTTGTCGATGCTTTCCTATTGTGGGGTAATACCGTAATAGCACCTCTTCAGCAAGATGTATTGAGAGGTTTAGAAACTTTACTTGAAGTAAACTATCCAGAGATTGTTATTGGTGTTCAAACCAAACAGCTATATGATGACGGAACAGTAGAAGAAGAGGTAGTAACATCGGTAGAGGTAACAGCAGAAGAAGATCAAGAATTAAACGAACAAGTAGATGACAACAACATTTCTAATATCTGAGGCTAAACTTAGAGAGTATACAGATATCGATAATAACATCGATACTGCTCTTATTAAGAATGCCATTAGAGAAGCCCAAGACATTGAACTACAACGTCTCTTAGGTACTCTATTATACAACCAAATGCTTAACCTTGTCTCTACTGGAGATATTAACAGCGGTGCTTATTCTAATTATAAGACGCTTTTAGATGATTATAT